TGCTTCATGTGCTTCTGCTAATGCACGTTTCGCTTGGGCTTCTTGAGTTGTAACTCTTCCTTCATACTCAGACATATACCCTTTGTCTAAAGTTGAAAGACGTTGTTTGTACTCTTCATTTTGAGCTTTAACTTGTTGCGCATACTCAACTGCGGCAGCGGCCTCTTCTTCAGCCTTTTTCCTTAATGCAGTTAAATGTTGTATTCTGCTTTGCGCATCTTTTTTAGAACCTTGTTTTTTATTAGGAGATTCGTAATCTCTAAGCTCTTGTTCGTTACTAGAATCCTCATCAGAGGACGCTTTCTGTTCTTCTTCAGAAACATTTTCAATAACTTCTGAATCATCCTCTATTTCTACGGATGTTACTTCTTCAATTTCTTTTTCTTGGGCTTCTGCCTGCATAACAAAAACTCTCCTCTGTTATCTTATACATACGAAATATCTTTGGGGTCAAGTATTGTGGCTATAATATTATCGTCATTTATAATACGAACCTCAAGTCCTTCCACTTTAAACCTATTTCCAGCATATCTTCCTATAAGAACCCAATCTTTTTCAGAACACCACGAACCAGTTGGAAATTTTTGGGAATCTTGGTATGCATCGGGGCCAAGTTTTACAACATACGCTGCTACCGTTGCGAATGCTTCACGATCTCTAACCTGATCTGGAACATACACACCGCCTTTTGTTTTTTCACTTGGATAATACGGAATGATTAACATTCTGTATCCAGTTGGTTGTGGAAGACGCTCTAATGCTGAAGCTTCCATTTTAGAAGGGTCATTTTCATTCTTGCTTTCTTCTTTATCTTTTCCAAAAGCGGTCTTTATAGATCTAGGAATATTCTCCATATCCTTTGGTTTTACTGCCATGTGGTCAGGTACATATAATTTTTTAGTCATCTGCTAACTCGATATTTTTCATTGCTGTTCTGATTTCTTCTTCCATGAACGTTAAACCTTTTATCTGCCCAACCGCATACCTGTAGTCATCAAAAGAACCAACATTACCTGTGCCTAAAGACACCTGTATGTCATCACGGCGTTGACGTAACTTTTTGTAGAGGTAATCAGCTAGATTTAGTGCGTCCATGAGATCTCCATACTAGGACATTATACAATCCATCGGAGAATACAAGTATTTATCCCAGAGTTTTAGAAAATACCCTGAAATTTTTGAGGTCTAGCTATTTTGCTAAAGCGTTTTGTTATTCCGCCGTTAGCTTTTTTTTGCGGTTTTCTTTTTGGCAGGGGCTTTCTTTTTAGGAGCCGCTTTCTTTTTGGGCTTTTCAACCCACGCTTCGTTTTCTGGGGTGCTTGGGTCATCTGCTATATAATGTCCTTGGTCATTACGGGCGCGAACCATTTCTGTAGCTACTTCTGGATTAGCCATCGCCTCTCTTCTAGCTACCTTCTTTTCTTTTTCAACTTGAGCCATTTTAGCCCTTACACTACTTGTCATTGTCTGACTCCCTTCATTTGTGCGTTGAGAGCCGCAATATCTCTTTGTGTCTGAATACGATCTTCAGCGACTCGTGTTTTATCGGCTAAAGCGTCTTGCTGTAGATTTAGCCTTTCTTGAGCCAAACTAGCGTCCATCATTTCTTTCTCACGCTCTAATTCTTGCTTGGCATCAAACTCTGTAGATTTACGTTCCATATCTGCTGCTTTTAATTGTAGCTCCTGTTGCCTAATTGCAACAAGAGGATCAGTTCCTTCATCCACAGGCTCAACTGTTTGAGTAAATTCTTCAGTGAGTTCTGCGATAAGCATTGCCGCTTGACGTTCAATTGCAGGCTGTAGCATCTGCATGGCTTCTGGGTTTTGCTGAACTTCTGGCCCTGCTTGTTCCATGACCATTTGTTGTGCTTGCTGTTCTGCCAACATACCAATGTGTTCTTGAATGTGACCTTGCAAGGTTGCCAAAGCTTGTGGGTTTGTTTGTACCACAGGCGTTGCCATAATCGCCAAGTGTGTTTCCATGTGAGCTTTGTGGTCTTGCTGCGGAAACGCTTGAGGCATACCGCCAGTAATCGCAATCTTGTTTTCCATAGCAGCATTGATCGGCATTGGCTGTGGAGGTGGTGGTAATATTGAATCAATGTTATTTACACCAAGTGCCTCATACATCTTACGATACGCCTGATACAATCCCTGTGGCCCACCGTGAATTTGTGGGTTTGATTGCACCAACTGTAATTGTGTTTGTGCAAGTGCAATACGCTGTGCCATTGAAAAGATATTCGGATCACTGACAGGAAGTACATCAACTCTATTATCAAAGTCTTGTGCGAATATCTCAGGGCCAACTTCTGTTGATGGCATATATGGATACATCTGAATAGTCTCAGAAAAGACTTTTGACAGTAATTTAAACTCAATCTTTTGCGAATAATGCATGCGTTTATGAATCGCAGACATGACTTTTGTGCCACGTTCCATAATAGCCATTGTTGTTCCAACAGGCGTTTCACCGCCCATTTCGGCTATTTTCATGTCTGCCATAGCCGCAAAACGCCGCCCTGCGTCCACGAGAGTACCCAAAAGGTTATACAATGTGCCTGAAGGCTCTTTAAATGGCAAAGGCATCAAAGATGAGCGTATATCAGTGCCTGCAACGTCTATATCTCTAAATTCTCCGGGCTGAAGCGGGTTATCCTCCTCTCGAATCCTTGCGCCTCGCGCTTTGAACCCCGCAGGCAAGTTAGAAAGCGTACCTGCATCAATTAATTGACGTAAAATAGAGGTAGAAGCCTGTGCCAAGCCGCCAATCATGTGCGTAAGGCCAAGACCATAAAAACCTAGCCCTGGAAGAAACTTATAATGCACAAAATAGTCTTTGCGCTTCATCATTGTGTCCATTTCTTCGTAATTTCTGCGAATTGAAAGGACTTCGCCTGTATCTTCCACGATTGTAACGATATATGGCAGTTTCAGACCGCTAGGAGCGCCATCATTGCCCATATCTTCAAAGCCTTTGAGGTCTAAATCGGTATGAACCTCGTATAATGTTAGCTCAACAGACGCATTACTAGGGTGAACACCCTGTATTTCGTTAATTGTCTCTTTGACTTCTGACATTTCTTCGCCACTTGAGCCATTATCAGGCAAATCAACGTCACGATAGAACCCTGCCAACTGAAGTTTTCTAATTTCGTTGGAATCCATCTTAATTACATGCGTAATTCTAGGACATGTGGGTAAATCTGTAGCTCCATAAGGCACAACTAGGTCTTCAGCATGCACAAATTGACTTACTGCACGGCCTTTTAGCGGATCAAAGTAAACTTTTTTGAATGTTGAGCCTACAATTGGAAGATAAAACAGCATTTGATCCATTTCTGGGTCATATTCTTCCATTTCATAGGTAATCATGTAGTTCATGTAGTCTTTTACACGTTCAGCTTGCTTCGTAAGCTGTTCGTTTTGCGCACCAATCACCTGCGTTCTAACAGGACCAGTGGCAGGTAACATCTCACGATATGCCTGTGCTTGAAATTGTGTAACACTTTCAGCCAAAAGAGGATGCACAACACCAGAGGAACCCTCAAAAGGCTCAACTCTTTCTTCATTCTGCATACCTAAATAATCTAGACCACGTTTGTATGTGTCTTCCCAATCTTGTCTTGATGAAAAATCATCATCAATATTACCAATCAAATCATTTGATATTTGATTGAGATCTCCCTCTTCCATAAATTCTGCTAGATTGGAATCAAAAGCAGCCTCAACCGTTGCTTCCATTTCTGTGTATTCTCCAACAATAGCAGAGCCATCGTCAAAGTTAAAAACTCCAGGGTTTTGTCCCAAAGCGTTTTCTATCAACACTTCAGCTTGTTCAGTAACCTGTTGCTCTAAAGCACCACCTGGACCTACATCTCTTTCAATAGCCATTTTCTTTCCCTTTTAGGTGTTGGAGCGAAAGTCGCTCAACCATCATGGAGCAGTAACACTTTGGGAGCGCCTGCATCAATGGGCTGGGAGATGCCACATTCGATATCTTCCGCCCCAACCTCAATATTCTGTGACTCACAACAATCAAAGAAAACCTGATTTATACCAGATTTTAATTTTTCTACATCAATGTCATAAGTGACATCGCTCATTATCTAACTCCAGAAAACTTAGTGCCACTCACCGCAGCGCCACCACCACGACATACTTGACCACCGCCCATCATCTTTTGAACTTTAGTATTCTTTTTTTCTCCTCTTAAAATTTTAAAATCTTCACCTGATATTTTTCCATCTTTATTTTTATCAAGTTTTTTTTGACCACCTGTAAGTCCACCGTTTTCCATTTTTTTTGGCCTCCTTTTTGGCTTTATTAATTTCTTTGGCCTATTAAAC